GCGCCGTTCATCTGCGGGCAGATCGGCTTGGCCGCGCACCAGCGGCAGTGATCGCCCGTGACGATACGCGCATCAGGACGCTGCGCCTCTTTGACCGCAGCGACCAGCTCACGCTCAAAGCGTTGGATGCGCTCGGGCGTTGTCGTCCAGCGCTTGATCACGGGCGGCTGCACAATGATGAGTTCGATCTCGGTTGCGCCATCGAACACCCACTGCGCCTTCTCAGTACGCATTGCTGCTGCGGCGTAGAACATGAGCTGCGGGTTCTCTTCAGCGGGCACCGCCACGCCAGAGCCGAACTTCCAATCGAGCACGATGGCCTTGTCGTCAATGCGGCCTAGAAAGTCGGCCGAGCCGAACACGCCCGGCAGCAGATCGCCGAAGTTCACCAACGTCTCGACGGCGTACTGCATGTGGTCGTCGGGGTCGATCTCATCAAGCGCCGCCAGAGCCGGTAGCAGCTTCTCGTCGATGAGGTCTTGCGTGAGTTCCTGCTCGTTGTACTTGGTGCCCAGGAAGTCCTCAGGCACTGCGGTGTCGCTGTCGAGCAGTTCGCTGATCACGTTGTGCAGCAGCGTGCCTTCGTCGGCGTATTTGCTGCTGGGCTGCGGGGGCATTTGCTGCACCAGAGCCACGCTGCCTGGGCAGTTGATGACGCGCTTGGCGGTAGAGCCGCCGACGATCTCTGAGTGTTGCACTGTAGTTTCCCGTTGTTGAGGCTCAAATGTAGCACAGAAAAATATCTTGTGCAAAAGTTTTTTAGTGTGATAAAGTGCGGGCCATGAAAGAAGCCGAGATCGAAAAGCACTTCGACTGGACTGTCCAGCGCATGGGCGGCAAGACGTACAAGTTCACCTGTCCAGGGCAGAAAGGCGTAGCCGACCGGATCGCATGTATGCCCGATGGCACAACATGGTTTGTCGAACTCAAGACCAAAGGCGGTCGGCTGTCGGAGTTGCAGAAAATCTTCTGCGCCGATATGGCACGTCTGAAACAGAAGTACGCGTGCCTGTGGACTAAAGAACAAGTAGATGGGTGGGCGCGTGAAGCTGCGTGAGTACCAAGAGACAGCCGCCGACTTCCTGTACGAGCACGATAGGGCGATGATCCTCGCGCCAGTGGGCGCGGGCAAGACGGCGATTACGCTCACGGCCATGAAGGCGATGCTGGACGATGGCGTGGTCAAGCGCTGGCTGGTGCTCGCCCCTAAGCGCGTCTGCACCGACGTGTGGCCCGTCGAGGCTCCGAAGTGGGCGCCGGGTCTGGAGCTGGCCGTCGCTGTGGGCACGCCCGCCCAGCGCAAGGCGGCACTCAACGCCCAAGTCGTCGTGATCAACTACGACAACATCCAGTGGCTGGCCGAGCAACAACTCTCATTTGACGGCGTGGTGTTCGACGAACTCACGCGCCTGAAAAACCCGTCTGGCGCCAGGTTCAAGGCGCTCGCCAAGGTGCTCGACTGCCCGATCCGTTGGGGGCTGACTGGCTCGTTCACCAGCAACGGCCTAGAGGACGTGTTTGGCCAGTGCAAGATCGTCGACCAAACGCTGCTAGGCCGCTCCAAAGGCGCGTTCATGCAGCAATATTTTGTTTTACTCAACCGTGAATTCGGCGACTGGGCGCCGCGCCCAGGCGCACTGGCGAAAGTGATGGAGAAGATCAAGCCCGCCACGTTCGTGCTGGAGCCGGGCGAGTACAAGGACAAGCTGCCGCCGCTGCACACGGTCGAGGTGCGCTGCGACATGGACCTAACCAAATATAACGAGATGAAGAAAGACTTCGTCGTCGAGTTCCCCGACGCGAAGGCCATCGCTGTCAACGCCGGCGTTGTAACAGGAAAGCTGCAACAGATGGCCTCGGGGTTTGTCTACGAGACAAATAGTTTGCCCTCCATCACGCCCGGTAAGTTCATTGTTACACAAAAATCTGTGTGGTTTAGCACACACAAGTTTGACCGCCTTGACGAACTCATCCAAGAAAACCAACATGCCAACACTCTCATTGCGTACACGTATCAAGAAGAGCTTGCGCAGCTTCGCCGCCGTTATCCGCAGGCTCAAACGCTCGATGATGACCGCGCCGTGGAACGGTGGAACGCAGGGCAAATTGAGCTGCTACTGGTGCATCCGAAATCAGCCGGGCACGGGCTTAACTTGCAGTTTGGAGGATCGAAAATCGTTTTCCTGTCCCTGCCTTGGTCGCTGGAACTGTACGAGCAGACCATCGGGCGTTTGCACCGATCCGGGCAGCGCCACGATGTCTGGTGCTACGTCATGCTCACCAACAAAACGGTAGACGAAAAGATTTGGGCGGCGCTGCATGACAAGCGCACGCTGTCGGATATTGCAATGGAGGAATTGAAGTGAAACGTGTAGATTTATGGCGCGCCAAACTGAAAGCAGCGCAGGCGGAGATGAAGATCGTGATGCGGCAGGCCAACTCGATGGCCAAACGCCGCGCTGCGCTGGAGAAGTTGATCAACGATATGGAGACGAAAATTGGCGCTGTCCTGGCGAAAACTTAACGAGGTTCTTGCGGGCTTGTCCGAGGAGCAGGTGTTACGCATGCTTGAAGACGAACGCATAACACACCGTCGCGCGACGGTTTTGGAACGGCTGCACCAGCGGTACACCATGCTGCGGGCAAGCCGAGAGCGTATTGAACTACTAAAGGAAGCTAAACGACTATGACCCCGAAACGATTTGCCCGCACCCTGGAAGAAGCCTTTGGCCCTGGCCATCGAGGCGGCATCTACGAGGCGCCTTCAGAATTTGGCTTGGTTGACAAAATTATCACTGGCGTGTGCGGCGTGATTTTGTTTGGCCTGTTCATTGCAATCGTCAAGGGGTGGATATGAGCGGTCCGTACTTTGAGACGTGGTCGCACGAGAGCCTCGCCAAGTTCGCCAATGAGGCGTACCTTAAACTGCAAAAGCAGGAGCAGGAGTTGCACGAGCTGCGGCTGCGCGAGAAGAATCCGTGGCCGTTCCCCAGGCGCGGCAACTACCCAGATGATATGCCGGAGGCGCCGTTTTGACCCTGTTACCGATCATCATCTTCCTGCTGGCCACCGCAGTCCTGCTGCTGGTGACGATTCCGTTCGTGATGCTTATGGTGGAGACTCGAGACGAACTGTGGACGAACATCAAGTTCTGGGCGGTCGTTGTCGCCGCGTGGGCAATCGTCTGGTTCGCGGTCAGCTATGGGCAGTAACGTCCGCATCAACAGGGTGCGAGAGGTTCTACGAGCGTCAGAGGGGCTGACCGTGTTGCAGATTGCAGAACTTGCCGGGACAGACAAGTCCCACGTCCACAGGATCGTGCATCATATGCCCGACGCCTACATCGACCGCTGGCTCAAGACCGGCAAGCGCTTCGCGGCCGTCTGGTGCGTGGTCGTCCCGCCCCCGCACTGCCCCAAACCTGAAAAAAAGAAATGATCGATTACTCTTACCCTTGCATGATGGCCGAGCGCGCCCTCAAAGACCTTCACAACGCCGCCATTGAAGGGCGCATGGACGACGCCCTAGAACACGCCTTGGTGGCGATGGCCGAGGCGCGCCTGACCTACCAGGCGTTACGCCATATGCAAGGCGGCATCTCGCACTTCAGCGACGCGCCTGCCCCAACCCTTACCGAAGGTGTCCCAAGTCGGTAGGGATTGCATGAACGCCAACCGCGTTTCCTGATACTTCTCGACGATTTCTTTGGCGTCCATCGCAGCCACCTTGGCGAGCGTGCCAGCGCCAATCGCCCCATCGGGCACAGCGCCCACGGTCTGTTGCAGCCACTTGGCCGCACGGCCTGGGCCGCTGTTGATTGCGGCGTCGAACACGGCGTAGTCCACGCCAGTGGGCAGCTCGTCGCCCTTAATCTTGTCCCAGTATTTAGCCTTGTACATGGGCGCCACCGTCTCAGGCGTCAGCGCGCGCATGGCCTTTTCGTCCACCTCGTGGCCGACCCACTCTTCCCAGACGCGCTTGGTGACGCCTAGGTTGGTCATGCCGCCAGGGTCTTTGGGGTGGTTAACGAAGCCACCCTCGTGGTGGAGGATGGCCTTCAGCGCGTCGTCGAAGTTGTCTTTCATTTCTTTCCTAACATTTCAGTTTTGGCTTGAGAGCCAGCAGACGATCCAAAATAATACGCAATGATGCCGGTCCACGCGGTGCCCAGCGAGCCGAGCATCATCAGGATGGCGGGGTTGTTGCTGTCCACCTTACCCAACAGCATCATGGACAAGATGCCGAAGAAGCCCGTCGTTACCGCCGCCGCCAGCAGAGGCGGAATCCAAGAGCGGGTCGCCATCTGCATGTCGCGGGCGCTTTTGCGGTCGTCCACCTCCAGCTTGGCGAAGTTCAACCCAAGCTCTTGCGCTTGCTTTTGGAGTTCAAGTTCAGCCAGTTTGACTTGGGCGATTTGGTCGGCCGTCAGCTTGTTGTTGTTGATGAGGTCGCCCACGTCCTTCTCGTCCACGCCAATCGCCTTGGAGATAGCCGAGACGGCCATGCCGGCTAGCGGGCCACCGAGCGCCGTAGCGATGGTAGGTGCAATCTGTTTGAGCCATTCCATTACTGTTTACTCCTCGATAACATGGTTGCTGCAATCTGCAAGAGCGTGCGGTACGCATCCACATCCGGCGGCTCTTCCCGCCAGCCCACGGTGATCTGCCCGACGAACTTGCCCTGCTCGGGCGGCACACTGATCCGACAGCCGTAGGTCATGCCCTTTTCCATGTACCAAAGCCCGATCTCGGACTGCGCCGTCTTGTAGTGACCACACGGAATCTCGCCAGCCATCAGCGCCACGACGTCCCTATTGTTGGCGACGTTGGAGGTGAAAAGGCCCACATCCAGCCCGTCGTGCTCCTTCTCCCTGCCCTGCTTGGTATATGCACGATGCAATACACGGGTGCCGAACATGGGGTTGACTTTGAAGATGGCGACGACTGTAGCGTCGGTGTTCCGAAAAAGGTGCGCTGCCGCGTCTTCGACCCGGTCTTCGGCGATGGTAGGCAGCTTTTGCTGCTCCTTGTACGCGCCGATCAGGAACGCTTGGTTCTGCCAGATGAAGTAGCCGACGAACGTAAAGACGGCCATCAGCAGGATGGCGAACAGTTTGAACGGCGAATCGACGTACCCGAGAACTCTGTCTAGGATCGTGATCTTCTCGTCGCTCACGACAGCGCCTGCTTTAGGATGAAGATGATGATGACGCCGATGGTGACGATGCAGATAGCCCCGCCGATGATCTGCGCCATGAGTATCCGCTGGGCCGACACTTTCTTGCGCTCGGCCGCCGCGATACGCTCGGCCTTTTCACGGGCCTGCTTGATCTTCATGCGCTCCTTGAGCATCATCTCCCACAATTCGGGGTACCCGCCATAGACGAGCTG